GTGGGGGAATCTCGCAGTCTAGGGTTAATGATACCAACGATTTACGGAGGTTGATTGACCGAATGGCAAAGAAACCTGTGAAAAAGCGGACAAAAACAGATCACTTAATTGCCGACTGGACGGAATGCACCGGTGTACAGGTTGCGGCAATTTGCGGGGTCACTCCCCAGGCTGTGAGCAAATGGAAGGGCTGCCCACGGGGCCGAAACGGTAAGTATGACCTGGGCAAAGTCTTTGCATGGCGCCAGGAGCGTATGCAAGACGAAATTGACGCGCTCTCCGAAAAGGATATTGATTCTGAGGGGTTGGAGCGCTATCGCCAGGCGCGTGCTGAAAAGGCTGAGATTGAGGTGGCGCAAATGAAGCGCGACCTGGTTTCGCGCGTGGATGTCGAGACCCGCTGGGGCCGCGTGTTGACCCACATCGTGCAGGCGTTTGACGGTCTCGGCAAAATCCTCGCGCCTCGCCTGGCGCGCCGTGACGAAAAAGAGATCGCTACGGAGATACGCTCCGAAGTTCACAGGGTAATCGAGAACGCACGGGAAGCGATACTGAATGACAATGAAATCTAAGCCCAAACGCAGAGGCGGCAATCATCATCCCCCGGGGTGGAAGTCGAAAGAAACGATCCTATGGAATCATCGGTGTACGTCCTGCGGGATGCCTGGATTCCCGAGTGAATTCACGCGGACAAAAACCGGCAAGCTCAGTAGTCAATGCAAGGCGTGTCAGAGCCGCATGGCGGCTTACCGCGAAGAAGCGAAGCGCGAAGGCCGGGTGCTTGCGCCGATGGAAAAGCGGCCGTGGTGGAAACCGAATAAGAAGCAGGTGGTGGAGCAGCAATTGTGTCGGCAATACATCGACACGGATATCAGCGAAGAAGAATGGGACACTATTTGCAACGAGATTGCCGGGCCGATTGACGGCACGGATTACAAGATGGTGGCGAGAGGAAAAGACAAATAAGGCCCGCAGCGGGTGGTGACGCACCCGCCGCGGGGATGACAGTGGACACGTGGGTATTTGCGCCCGGCTGTCTTTGAGAATGGTAGCGCGGGCGACGGGATAAGGCAACCAAGGAGGATACGACAATGGCGACAGTGACGAAGGCGAAGAAGGAAAATAACGATGCGAGTTTGGTGATCCCTCCACCAAAGTTTCAGACGGCAGCATTCAATATCGTGGGGGTTGCGCCGTATGTACAGAATAAGTTTTCCGCCAAGGCGCGGCAGCAGATGAAGGAAACGCAAGAGGCGGGTTCGACGGCCCGCAGTAAGAAGAAGCGCGAGGCGAAGGACTTTCAGGCAGCGTATGAAGGCGCTATGCACAAGATGAAAGATGGCGGCTATGGCATTCCCGCGCCCGCGTTTCGTAACGCGATGATTGATGCGTGCCGTATGGCGGGCTTCAAGATGACACATGCGAAGTGCAGCCTCTTTGTTGAGGCGGATGGGTTTGATGTTGATGACGGGACGCCGCTTGTTCGCATTACCAAAGGCGAGCCGATGTACAAGGAATTGGCTGTGCGCAATGAGACTGGCGTCGCGGATATTCGGCCGCGTCCGATGTGGGCGGAAGGATGGGAGGCGACGGTTAAAATCCGCTTCGACAACGATCAGTTTACGGTGGATGATGTTGCAAACCTGCTTATGCGGGCAGGGATGCAGGTTGGCGTGGGTGAAGGTCGCCCGTTCAGCAAGAAAAGCAACGGCATGGGCTGGGGTTTGTTTGCTCATGCGGAGGTGTAGGTATGACGTTGAAACAGAAAATCGCGAAGGAACTTGAGTCGATTAAGTACAAACATGGCGGCGTATTGCGCGCTGCCGACGTGGTGGAGTTTGCCCGGAATGCCGAGACGGGCCTTCATCAGAGGTTTGAGTGGAATGACAAAGAGGCTGGCGAGAAGTACCGGCTGCAACAGGCCCGCGAGATCATCCGCGTGCATGTGACGGTTGTGCATGAGAACACAAAGCCAGTGCGCGCGTATGTGAGCCTGCCGAACGACAGGAAGGCTGCCGGTGGCGGATACCGTGGCATTCAAGAGGTAATCGACAATAAGACATGGCGCGTGCAGATGCTTGAAAACGCCATGTCTGAAATGCGGGCCTTTCGCGCGAAGTATTCCGCGTTGAAAGAACTTGTCGATGTGTTTCAGGCAATGGAGGCCGTGGAAGCGAAGCACGTCGAACGCGAGGCGCACCCTGAACGGTATCGCGTGGCTGTAGGTTCCGGCGTTAGTGCGCAAGCATAGGTTTACAGGCGAGGCAGGGCAGGCGCGGCCAGGCGTGGCCAGGCGTGGCTGGGCAAGGCAGGGCAGGGCTCGGCAGGGCAAGGCAGGCGAGGCGTGGCGTGGTGTGGCGAGGCGAGGCGTGGACCGGCGAGGCATGGCGTGGCATGGCGAGGCTAGGCTCGGCAGGGCGAGGCAGGGTACACCAACCGCCAAGGAATCCTTGGTAGTTGAAAAACGAACCTGTAAGGAACACTGAATAGTTGGCAAAGACAGCGATCATCCCCTACGACGGCGCTCGCGCGCTCATCGAGCGCACCTTCCGCGTGCCTACCCGTCTCCCCGCGTCTCAGTGGGCCGAGGGCCGCATTGTTCTGCAAGACAAAGATTCACCGGAACCCGGACCCATTCGGTTGAGCCGCACGCCGTACCTGCGTGAACCCCTCGACTGTTTCTCAGACGAATCCGTAGAAGAAATCACCTTCGAGGCGGGTACGCAGCTCGGCAAGACCATCTTCGAGTTTCTGTGCATTGGCTACGCGGTTGACCAGGACCCCGGCACCGGGCTCTACGTGATGCCCGATGAACAAATGGCCAAGCGTATTCTGAAGACCCGCATCATCCCCACATTCAACGCAAGCCCGGACATACGCAAGCACCAGGCGGGCGGCCGCTGGGACAGCAGTCAAGAGCGCCTCGACTTCGACCGCATGTACCTGTTCCCCGCGTGGTCACAATCCCCCGCGTCCCTTGCGTCGTTCCCATGCCGTTACGTGTGGTTGGACGAGATCGACAAATACCCGCGCTGGTCCGGGCGCGAAGCGGATCCCGCATCCCTCGCCGAAGAGCGTACAAAGAACTTCTGGAACCGCAAGATCACGCGCGTGTCGAGTCCAACCACCATCGGAGGTCCCATCCACCGCGCATACCGGCACAGCGATCAACGACGCTATTGGGTGCCGTGCCCCCACTGCGGCGAATACCAGGTGCTTGTATGGTCTCAGGTGAAATGGCCTAAAGGGGAGCACCCCGAGCGGATCAAGCTGCTTTCGCTCGCGTACTACGAATGCGAACATTGTAAGGAGCACATCGAGGATCGGCACAAGCCGCAGATGCTTGACAAGGGTGTGTGGGCACCCGAGGGCTGCGCGGTTGGTCGTGAGGGTGAAATCATCGGCAAGCCCGAGGGCGGTTCACATCCGGGGTTTCACTTATCGAGTCTCTACTCCCCCTGGGTAACGTTCAGTCGCGCGGCCTGCACGTTTCTCGAAGCGAAAAACGACCCCGCGAAGTTGCAGAACTTTGTGAACTCATGGTTAGCGGAACCGTGGCAAGAGAAGATCGAGAACGTCGACGAAGACGCCGTGCGCAAATTAAAGCGGCCCTACAAACTTGGGTATGTGCCAAAAGAAGCTGTATTACTTACCGCTGGCGGCGACGTGCAGGCTAACCGCGCATACTACGTGGTACGCGCATGGGGGTACGGTGAAAAGAGCTGGCTGGTCGACTACGGGCAGGTATTCGACGATGACGCGAAGCGTATCGCGGAACTGGGGGAGACCCCGCTAAGCTGCTTAGACAAGCTGCCCGTGAAAAAGCATTACCCCATCGAAGACAGCGACGAGATGATGCCGGTAACACTCTGGAACGTAGACGCCCGCCACCGTACCGACGAGGTGTACCTGTTCGCGCGGAAACATGAGAACGTTCGCGCTATTATGGGATCGCCAACGGATCTGAAAGGCGCCTTGTATTACGCCTCGAAAATAGACCGCAACCAGAAGACCGGGGGCGCGTTGAAAGGCTCCTTCATGGTTTGGCACCTCGACACGGTGCGGTTCAAAGATCGGATAGTCCGGCTGTGGTCCGAACAACCGGCCATATGGTTTATCAGCGAAGATGCCGACGAGGAATACATGAGCCACATTACAAGCGAACAGAAAGTGATTGAACGGAACTCGCGCGGGCGCGCAATTCCAACATACACGTTGAGGCCCGGGCATGAACGCAACGACTGGTGGGACTGTGAGGTGTACGCCACGGCCGCGGCAGACATGCGGCGTGTGCCCTACATGCAGCCCGATAAGAAGCGGCGTAAGGCGAAACCGCGAGGGAATTCATGGATTCCTCGCAAGAAAGGATGGGTGCGATGACAGGAAGGAGAAAGGCAAGGAATGTACTGCCCTAAGTGTAATTCGATGAATACACGGGTGACCCACACTATCCACAAGAACGACGCGCAAGGGGGTTACATCATTCGCTACCGTCGGTGTCTACGGTGTGGTTGGCTGTTTCGTACCCGCGAGGATTGCGACGTGTCAAATTCATCAAGCAAGTAATCATTGCTACATATAGCAAAGCGTTGATACATGTAGCAAAGTACTTTACATTAAGGGGCCACTTTGCAAAACCGATGATATAATTCCGCCGAACGTTGGATAGGCCATCCATCGTAGTTGTCCTCCTTGGGAGAGCGTCCGGTACTGTCGCGACAGGACGGTACCGGGCGCTTTCTATTTGTGGTGGACGAACGGAAAGGCATGAGTTACCGAATGGGCACAGTAGCGTGGCGATGGATAGACGACGATATCGCCGACTTAACATCCGCCAATACGCTGCACGACGCGAGGCCACACGAGCCCGGCATGGATGATTCCATGTGGACAGGTGAGCCTGTGGAGCGCGTGCGCATCAATCGCTGAGCCCGTTTCACAAGCGGGCACACGGTAAGGGCGTGGGTTCTTTTTGCTTTTCCAGGGGGCGTGAATGGCAACAGCGACGGAGATCGTCACCGCGATAGACGCTTACATAGCCGGTCAGTTGGACGCGGGCGGCGTGCAGGATTACGAGATCGGCGGGCGGAAAATCAGCCGGTATCCACTCTCGGACATTCTCAAACTACGCACTTATTACGCCAAGAAGGCCGCCGCCGATACGCGCGGGGCTGACGTGACCTACGTGAAATTCACGAGGCCCGGCTGATGGGGAAAGTGAAAAACAAGGAAACCGTATTGGAGGTGGAATTGCGCCAAGGCCGTGTGTCTCGCGCTCCATATCGCGCCGCGCCGGGTTGGTGGGAGCGCGTCGGCGCCACGCTCGACAATGCCATTGGCCTGATTTCCCCGGGTCGCGCCTTACGGCGGCAATTCGCCAGAAACCGGCGTTACGCCATGCAGTCAGCGAGCCGCATTATTCAGGCGCGTTTGGATGCCTCTGACGCCGCCGATGTAAGCAGACTCACTTCGAGTTGGCCAACAACGGGCGGTTCCGCCGATGCCGATATCCTTGACGACCTCGCGAAGCTGCGCGCGCGCTCACGCGAACTTGTGCGCAACAACGGGCACGCCAGCGGAATCATCGGCGCGATTGTCAACAACGTTGTGGGTACCGGAATTCGCGTACAGTCTCAGGCAGACGGCGCAATCCTCGGGCTGGATGATGACGATACGGATTCCCTGCAAGACGCCCAAGAGCGTGTGTGGAAATTGTGGGCCCGGCGTTGCGACGCCGCCGGCCGCTTGTCTCTGTACGCGCTCGAACGGCAGGTGTGCCGACAGATACTCGAAAACGGTGAAGCGTTTCTGATTCGCGCCGACGTCAAGGGCCGTCCCTTCCGTTTCGCGTGGATGCCTGTTGAAGCTGACAGAATCGACTCTCCCCCACAATACGATCACCGTAGCGATAAAGACATTCGCAAGGGAATCGAGATCGGATCCCAGGGCGAGCCGATTGCATATTGGGTACTGAAGAATCACCCCGGCGACGACACCGTTATAAAGCCGAAAGAGTACACGCGCATCCCGGCGTTCGACAAAGACGGCCGCCCGAATGTATTGCATATTTTCGACCAGCGCCGTCCTGGTCAGCGGAGAGGGGTACCGTTCCTTCGTCCCGCAATGGCGTATTTCAAACACCTATCTGAATACCTCGAAGCGGAGCTGGTTGCCGCCCGCGTTGCCGCGTGCTTCGCTTTGATCATCAACGAAGAAGGCGATCCCGCAATGACGGCTGGGACGGGCGAGCTCACAACGGTTGACGGTCAGATTGTCGAGGCACTTGAACCCGGCATGATTCTCCGGGGATCGGGTATTTCGCCGACACAAATCAAACCAGACCGGCCCGGCGAAACATTCGATCCCTTTGTGAAAAACATTCTACGCACCATCGCGGCGGGGTGCGAGGTCCCCTATGAACTCGTTGCCAAGGACTTTTCACAATCGAACTACTCCAACATGCGCGGCGCGTTTCTCGAAGCCCGCCGCTTTTTCCGCGTGTATCAGCAGCTTATCAGCGACGGCCTTGTGATTCCCTCATGGGAACTTGTGCAAGAAGAGGCATTCCTTCGCGGCATGGTTGACATGCCGGGATTCTATGAAAACCGCGATGCGTATTTACGGGTGTCGACGGTTCCGCCGGGTTGGGAATGGGTAGACCCCAAGAACGAGGTTGAAGCCGCGTTAAAGGCGATTGCTGGGAACATCGCCACGCAGGCCGACACGGTTGCCAGTCACGGGGGTGATGGCGATGAAGTCTTGAGACAGCGGGCTCGCGAGAAGAAGAAGGCGAAAGAACTCGGGCTCGAAGAAGAAAAGGAGAAACAGGATGAAGGGCTTTCGCCTGGAACAGACGAACAAGAGTCTTGAGCTTGACCTGTACGGCGCGGTTGGGGATGCCTGGGAGGGCATAAGCGCTTCCAAGGTAGTTGCCTTACTTCGCAACTCGAAAGACGCCGAAGAAATCCTTGTCCGCATCAATTCCTACGGCGGGGCTGCAAGCGACGGTATCGCGATCATGGACGTTTTGAAAGATCACGCGGCCAAGGTGCACGTCAAGATTGACGGCATGGCCGCGAGCGCCGCGAGCCTTATCGCCATGGCCGGTGACACTATCGAGATGGGCGAAGGCGCCTTCCTTATGGTGCATAAGCCGTGGGGAATTGCAATGGGCACCGACGACGAGATGCTCAAGGTTGCCGAGGTTCTCGAAAAGATGGAAACGGAGATCGTGAACATCTATGCGCGGCGCAGCGGGAAATCTGTCGATGAGGTTCGCGGCTGGGTTGAAAACGAAACCTGGTTTACCGGCACGGAAGCGGTAGAGGCGGGGCTTGCCGACAAGGCCGTAGAAGACCCGGAGAGCATCGAAAAGGCTGCACGCGCATATGCCGAGTATGGCCACCAGATTTTTAATTTCGCGCACTTGCCTGAATCACTGAAGGTTCAGGTGGAGGCGCTTGGTAAGGCGGGTGGTGAAGAGCCGCCGCCGGAGAAAGAGGAGGTATCTGCAATGTCAGATATCAAGACGATTACCTCTGCGGAGCTGGCGGAAGCCCGCCCCGATTTGGTGGAAGCCATCAAGTCGGAAGCGTTGAAGGACGCCAAGGCCGAAGCGGAGGCGGCTGTCAAAGCCGAACGGGATCGCGCCGCGGGAATCGCTACGAAAGCGGCTGAACTGAAATGTGACGCCAACGTAGCGGAGCTTATTGCAAACGGCGTGAGTTTGCAGGATGCGCGCGAACAGATGCTGAACGCGAAGGAGAAGCAGCTTCACGAAGGCGCGCAGGCCGAGGACGTGGGGCACGACGAGGGCGAATCGGAATCGAATCCGTTTCTGCCGAAATAAGGGGGTTAGATCATGGCAATCAGCGGAATGAAATTGCGTTGTGCGTTGGCCGAGACCAACGCGATCACGCTCACTGCGGCCAGCCCCGGCGTGACCGGCGGCACCATGGCCAAGGTTGAAGACGTGGTTGGTGTGTACGCGGGCGATGCCGACACTGGCGACAGTGTGGCGTTCATTATCAGCGCGCCGAAAATCCTTGTGCCGTGCGTTGCGGCAACGAGCGGATCGTTTGCGGCTGGCGCGAAGGTGTATTTCGACGCGGACGACGCGGAAGTGAATGAAACAGCGAGCGGCAACACCTTGTGTGGTGTCGTACTCGAACAACCCGATACCGGCGACGAAGAGGTCTTGATTGCCCTCGACGGCACGCTCGGCATCGTGGCGTAACGGGAGGGGGTGCGTACTATGAAACGGAAATTTCAGGTGTGTGATTGGCCCGCCGTGCGGGCCGCTCTGGCGAACAAGAAGCGCGTTGATCCTGACACGATTGGCAACATTCGTGAGGTGATTGGTGGCTTCCTGTCTACCCCCCCGGACCCCTTGTCAAAGAGTGTGGACATCAAGGCGGCCGCGACGGCGGATGACTTTCCGACAAGCGTTCTGCCGGTAATCCGCAAATTTCAGCAGACTGAGTATTACGACGATGGCTGGGAAATGGTGTTTGACGTGCTGGACTTCACGTCCAGTAACCGCAACGGTTTCGAGGTTCTCGACATCGAGGACGGCCTTTCGTTCTCTCTTATGCCCGATGGACAGAAAGCCAACGTGTACAAGATTGCGGGCTCGAAGACTACCGTCACATTCGACATGTACGGCGGCGGCTTGGGCTGGTCTCGGAAGCTCCTTGACGATCAGGAGTATTGGGCGATCGAGAACGCCGTTGTGTCCTTCCGTAACCAGTGGTATGCGGACCGTTCTGAAATCGCGTATGCGCTGATTGAGGCGCTCGGCAGCACGTACAACGTTGCCTGGCAATCCCCTGTTCCTGCATCACTGGGTTCGACTGATGCCAACTACACGGCGGTGCGCGATATCGAGACCATCAACTATGCGTGTAACGAGATTCTCACGGCGGTGAAGTCGAAAGGCTACGGCGTTTCGCCGAAGAGTCCGTTTGTGCTGCTCTATCCGTTGGCGCTCATGAGCCGCGTTCGCCGCGCTCTTGGTCTTCTGAACAACAGCACGGCTGGCCCGGACTTCAAGGGTGTGCAGTACAACGTCATTCCCGTTGCAACGATGGGCTTGAGCGCAAGCACATCGTACTACGTTGCGATTCCCGGCAAGAAGCTGTTGTGGGGCGACCGCATGAACCTCACCGTACTTGAGGATTTCGACCCCGCGTCGTACTCCGATACCCAGTACGGCTGGGGCCGTTACGGCGGTGCTATCGGCGACTCGAATCAGGTTCGCCGTTGCGCCATTTCGTAACCATAACCACTGAGTGATAGGCACCCGGGGGCTTCGGCCCCCGGGGTTCAGGAGCACCATGGCAGACATTATCACAACGCGGGATATCGCCCGCCACAAGCACAAGCCTCAGCCCGCATCCGATGCGATTACCACAAACTCACCCCGTACCGCGAAGCCTGAGCAGCGCGTCATCTACAAGATGGTGCACGGCCTGCTTGGTAAGAACGCATGGGCGGATGCGCCGCGTGTATGGATTATCGGCGGCGGCCCAAGCCTACGTGATTTCGACTGGTCGTTATTGGCGGGTGAAGTGGTACTCGGCTGCAATCGTTGCTATGAGCGCCCCAACGTGGGCGCGACTATTTGCATCGACGGCGCGAACAGTGCCGGGTTTCTGAACTGGGCCGAGATGGGTAAGTTTGGCGATTCATGGCGAAATTATACCGGCCTGAAAATCTACAGCCAGCTTGAACAGAAACACGACGGCGTGCCCGAGGATGTGTATGTAGTAGACCGTATGCGCACCCAGGGCCGCGATCTGATTCTCGAAAAGGGGCTGCCGCAAACAAACAATACCGGCACGCTGGCGGTGCAGTTCGCCGCCGCGTTGGGCGCGAAAGACATACGTCTGCTCGGTTTCGATATGGGCAGTCCGGGTGAAAAGCAAGAGCACCATCACGACGGATATCCACGGGAACAGAAAGCGGACGTATGCAATGGCATGATCCCGGAGTTCAACAGGCTCGCGCCGGACCTTTCCTTGATGGGCGTTCATGTAACCCTGTACGGACCCTCGAAGTTGAAATGTTTTGACAAGAAGCCCCTCACCGACGCCGTTGCGGAATTGCAAAAGAAACCCACCCGCCCTTTGGTTGTGTGCGCAGTCACCCCGTCCTACATACGCGAAGCCGAGGAGATGATGCGGACGGCGCGCGCGATGGGTTTTGAAACCATCGTTGACGCTTACGAAGACCGTGGGGACTGGTATCTGAATACCCACTACAAGCCGGTGTTTATAAAGCGGATGCTTGAAACGCACAAGCGGCCCATTCTGTGGCTGGATGCGGACGCGCGCATCCGCAAATACCCCAAAGCCTTTGACAACCTGAAGGCGGATATCGGCTGGGTATGGTGGGACTGGGAGAAGTGCGGGGGTATTGCGAAGGAACTCGAATTGAGCACGGGAATGCTCTACCTGCGGCCCAAAGCGGATGTGTACAGGCTGCTTGACGCATGGCAACAAGCGAACGAAGAGAACCCCAAGGAACACGATCAAACCAATTTGCAGCGCCTTCTTGACGACGGGTTCCGCCGTGGGCGGCTCAAAGCCAAACAACTCCCCATGAGTTATTCGCAGAT